TTCATCCAAGAAAATTATTAACAACAGGAGAGGGAGGTGCAATTACTACAAATAATAAAGCATATGCCGATTTACTTAAGGTAAAATTAAATCATGGAGCTATTTACAATAATAATAAATTAGACTTCATCCAACCTGGATATAATTATAGAATGACTGAATTTCAAGCTGTAATGGGAATTGAAAGTTTAAAAAAACTCAATTCAGTTATATTTTCTAGAAATAAAATAAAAAACCAATATATTAATTTATTAACACCTTTAGGTTTTACACCTCAAACTTTAAGCTTTGGGGCTTTTCATAATATTCAATCTGTAATTTTTCAAGTCCCTAAAGATATAAAAAGAGATGAATTAATTTTATTTTTAAAATCTTGTGGGATAGAATCAACATTAGGAACTTATTGTTTAAGTAATACAACTTATTATAAAACAAAATATAATAAGGTTCAACCTAATGCTTTATACTTAGAACAAAATACAATAACATTACCATGTTATGGAGGAGTAAATGTTAAAAAAATATGTAAAAAAATTGAAAAATTTATTCTTAATAATATATAAAAAGGTTTATAATAGGTTATACCTAAATAAAAAATCTAAATATAATAGAAGTCTTTCTTTGGGGGATTATCTCAATGATAGATGGGAAAGAGGTAAAAAAGAAGGGTTTGGAGAAGGTACTTCAGTTTACGATAATGTTTTAATTTTAGGAGATGTTAAAGTTGGTAAAAATTGTTGGATTGGGCCTAATGTTGTATTAGATGGAAGTGGTGGATTAGAGATAGGTGATTATTGTTCTATATCAGCAGGGGCTCAAATTTATACTCATCATACTGTAAAATGGTCAACTTCTTTAGGTAAAGAAAAAATAGAATATAACCCTACAAAAATAGGAAATGGAGTTTATATTGGACCTCATAGTGTAGTTCAAATGGGGTGTAATATTGGAGATAAAGCAATAATTGGAGCTTTAACTTTTATTAATAAAGATATAAAAAAAGGAGAAAAATATCATAATAAAATTAAAAAATAATGAATATAGGAGTATTTGCTTACAATTTTCCACATTGGAAAACCCAAGAAGGAATAAACAATTTAATAATATCAGGTAATAAACCTAAAGTAATATTTGCATCAGATCCAGTTAAACTAAATTTTTATAAATCAAAAATAAGAATAACACCTAAAGACTTATATTTAACCCATCCTAAAGAAATAGCAAGACAACATGGAATTGATTATAAAATATTAATCCATAACTCAGAAGAAACAAATAATCAAGTAAAAGAATATAACCTAGATTTAGGTATAATATTAGGGGCAAGAATATTAAAACCAATTGCATTTGAAAACTTCACTATAGGAGTACTTAATATGCATCCTGGGCTGCTTCCAAAAAATAGAGGATTAGATAATATTAAGTGGGCTATTTTAGATAATATTCCACAAGGAGTAACAACTCATTTAATAGATAAATCAATTGATAGAGGGAAAAGCATCTTAAAAGAAGAAATTAAAATATATAAAGATGATTCATTAGTTGATTTAAATATCAGAATTCAAAATTTAGAACAGAAGTTAATGGTAGACTCTATAACATCACTTAAAGAAAATATACCTACTCAAATTTTAGGAGAAGGTACTTACTATAAATCTGTTCCTGAAGATATAGAAAAAACATTACACCAAAAATTTATAGAATATAAAAATAAAAATGGAAAATAGACCAAAAATTAAAAATAGTACAATTCTAGTTACTGGTGGGGCTGGATTTATAGGGAGTCATTTAGTTGATAGACTATTATTAGAAGAAGCTAAACAAGTAATTGTCATAGATAATATGTTTCTTGGAAATGAAGATAATTTAAAAGATGCTTTTAAACAGGGAGTTATTCTTTATAAAGATGATTGTGAGATATATACTTCTTTAGAATATATATTTAATAAGCATAATATTGATATAGTTTTTAATTGTGCCACAAAACCAATTAATTATACTTTTTTAAACCCTGCAAATGGATTTCATTGTAACACTAATATTATAGTTAACTTATTAGAACTTCAACGTAAAAATAAATTTAAAACATTAGTACATTTTTCCACATCAGAAGTATTTGGTAGTGCTGTTTATGAACCTATGGATGAAAATCATCCTTTAAATCCAAAAACAACATATGCTGCTGGAAAAGTAGGTGCGGATAAAGCATTAGAATCTTGGGTAGATAGTTTTGATTTAGATGCTTTTATAGTTAGACCGTTTAATAATTATGGCCCTAGACAAAATTCAAAACCACCTTTGGCTGCCGTAATTCCTGTTACTATGTTTAACCTAATTAATAATAAACCCCCAGAAATTTGGGGAGATGGATTACAAAGTAGAGATTTTATTTATGTACATGATACTGTAGATGCTATTATAAAAGTTTATGATAAATTAAAACCAAAGGAATCAGTAAATATATCTACAGATGGTCAAATTACTATTAAAGAAGTTATAGAAGATATTTGTAATATTATGAGGGGGATGAATTATAATGTAAATGATATAGTTTACAAACCTACTAGAAAAGCAGATGTGGAATGTCATATAGCTAGTAATAAAAAAATAAAATCACTAATTAATTATCAACTTACTGACTTTACATATGGTTTAGGAGAAACTATTAGTTGGTATCAAAACAAATTAAAATGAAATATAAAGTAGGAATAATAGGATGTGGTGGGATATTTCCTAGACATATAGAAGCAATAGAAGCTAACTCAAATTTTAAACTATCTTCAGTATGTGATATCCAACCCTCATTAATAAAAAGTTTAGGAAAGAGATATAAAGTACCTTCTCATACGGCTTACAAGGATATGATAGCTGCTGAAGATCTAAATTTTATTGTAATAGCAACTCCAAATTCGTTACATAAAGAGCAAGCTATTTTTGCATTAGAAAAAGGTTGCGATGTTTTAATAGAAAAACCAGTATCATTTAACATTCAAGATATAAAGTTAATTCAAGATTGTGCTGTTAAAAATAAACAAAAAGTATATTGTGTTTTACAAGTTAGATTAAACCCAACAGTTAGTTTAGTAAAAGAAGTTTTAAAAGAGAAATTATTAGGAGAAATTAGAGGATTTTCATTTACACAAAGGTGGCAAAGACCTTTAGAATACTTTTCAGGATGGAGAGGAGAACCAGATGTAGGAGGTGGTATATTATACGAAACTGCAATCCACTATTTAGATATCTTACAATATTTAATTGGAAATCCTAAAGAAGTATTGTCAACAAAAACCTATACTACTAAACATAAGGATGCTATAATTGAAGATACAGTTTATTCTCTAGTTGATTATGGTAAATTTGGGGGTACTATTGAATCTACAATAGCATCAGAACCTCATAACATAGAAAGTTCTATAACTTTAATGGGTTCTAATGGTTATATTAAAATTGGAGGTAAAGCTCTTAATATTATAGAATCAGCTAATTTTTTAAGTCAAGGATTTAAAAATGAATATAATAAAATATCTAAAAAATATTCTAAGATAAATGAACCTAATTCATATGGTTCATATCAAGGATCATGTCCTAATCATCCTGAAGTTTATCGAAATTTAAATAATTTTAGCTTGGAAGAGACAAATAATGTCATTATCTTGATAGAAGAAATATATAAAAAGTCTAACATACAATATGGAAAGTAAATTATTAATTTATATAGTATCCTATGAAAGAAAATCATACACACAAGGTACTATAGAGTGTCTCCAAAAAACCAAACCATTAAATTCTCAAATTATAGTTTGCGATAACGGTTCTACAGATGGAACAAGAGAATGGTTGGAAGAAAACCAATCTAAATATGATTTAGGATTAATATTCCCCGAAGAAAATTTAAGGGTAGGTGGAGCTTGGACTTTATTAACTAACTATTACAATGAGAATGATTTTGATCATATTCTTCTTTTAGATAATGATGGATGGGTTTTACCTAAAGAAAAAGATTGGTACGAACAATGCATAGAATTATATAATTCGGATCCAAAAATAGGATCATTAGGGTTACATAAAGAAAGAAAACCTGGATATTATGTTTTTGATAAAGTAAAAGATGAAAATTATGATAATAGAAAAACCTTTAAAAAACTAGAATACTATGATACGGTATTTTTTGCTGCTTTTAGATTAGATAAATTTTCATTATGGCATAAAACTATGAGTAATTGGCCTCATAAATTTATTGGGGATAAAATTGGAAGACATTATAATTCTTTAGGATATAGAGCACTTAAAATAACCCCAGGATTTATAGTAGATATTTCAGAATGTAATTTTAACAATGAATCCCACCAAGAGTATAATCAATGGTTTTTTGAGAAAGAAAGAGATGGTAGAAATGGATCTGCTTATAACCATAAAATATCAGGTTCATTTGAAAAAAATCAAACCCATGATTTTGTTACAGAAAACTTTGGAAAAGAATTTATTAAATTTTTATAAAATGATAGAACTAGAACAACGAATAAATCAATTATACACAACCCCATCTGATATAAATGAACATATTCCTACATTAATTAAATATGGGCAAGAATGTAACCATATAACTGAAATGGGAGTTAGAGGAATAATTTCAACATGGGCTTTTTTAGGGAGTGCTCCTAAAAAAATGATGAGTTATGACATTCAAAACCCTAAAGAATGGGATCAAGATATAAATGAAGTATATGAAACAGCAGAAGCTTATGGTTTAGATTTTACATTTACTCAAGCAAATGTTTTAAAAATTGAGATTGAACCTACAGAATTGCTTTTTATTGATACATGGCATGCATATAAACAATTAAAATCAGAATTAGATTTACATGCTAATAAAGCATCTAAATATGTTATACTTCATGATACAACTTCATTTGAATTTCATGATGAAACCTCATATGAAATGTGGGGTGATGAATGGAAAGGTGATGGGAAAGGGCTATGGCCAGCTGTTGAAGAATTTTTAGGAAGTAACCCACATTGGATACTTCATGAAAGATTTAAAAATAATAATGGTTTAACTATTTTAAAAAGAGTATAATTGGCAAACGGAATATATAAAGTAACAGAAGAATTCGAACAGGAATTATGTAAATATACAGGAGCAAAATATGCTGTAACTGTAGATAATATGAGTAATGGTTTATTTCTAGCTTTATATTATGAAAATCATATTAAAAAAAGTATCAAACCAAAATCAATTACCATCCCAAGTAGAACTTACCCATCAGTGCCTTGTGAAATAATACATGCAGGTTTAAAAGTAAAATGGGATAAAGTAAATTCAAAAACTCTTACAGGAGCTTACCAATTAAAAGGATCTAATGTATGGGATTCAGCACTAACATTTACAGCTGAAATGTACCAACCTAAAACACATATGTGTGTGTCGTTTACTGGCCCATATAAGCATTTTAAATTAAGTAAAGGCGGAGCTATACTAACCGATAACCTACAAGCTTATCATTGGTTTAAACGCGCTAGATATAGTGGTAGACGTGAATGTTCTTATCATGATGATAATTTTGATATGCTTGGGTGGAATTTTTATATGATGCCTGAATTAGCAGCTAGAGGATTATTATTAATGGGACAGTTTTATAATACTGATGGTACTAAAAAACAAAACAAGGATTTAACACTCCCTTATCCTGATTTATCAAAATTTAAAATATATAACCAATGAAATTAGCATTATTTGGGTATGGAGGACATGCCCGTGAAGTAGCAGCACAAATGCAAGAAGAAATAGTTTTTTTTGTAGATGATAAATTTGTCAAGTCTACACAAGGAAAAGCAAAACCAATATCAGAATTCAACCCAGAAACACATATGATGTTAGTAGCCATTTCTGATCCAAAAGAAAGAGAAAAAATAGTTAAAAGGATGCCTCTTAAAACATTATATTTTACCTATATTCATCCTTCAGCTCATACTATGGATGGCAATATCGAAGTAGGGGAAGGGAGTTTTATAGGTGCTAATTCAATTTTAACTACAAATATAAAAATGGGAAAGCATTCTCTTTTAAATAGAGGAAATCATATTGGGCATGATTGTGTAATAGGAGATTATCTTAGTATGATGCCTGGATCTATAATATCAGGAAATGTTACTGTTGGGGATAAAGTTTATATGGGGTCAAACTCAACAATTAGAGAAAAATTAACAATTTGCAATGATGTTGTAATAGGAATGGTTTCATGTGTTGTAAGAAAAATAACAGAAAGTGGGATTTATGTAGGTACCCCTTGTAAAAAAATATAAAAATGAAATTACATATATTTTACAGACATTATAATGTTCAAGGAACAGATAATAGAAATAGGCCTAGTTGGTTTGATTACGAAAAGTGTTATGATAATTTAGTCTCAACCTTAGCATTTAATGAAAATGTTAAAATTAATATAGTATATGATGGTAAGGAAGATAATTGGATTAAGAAAAAACATTATCATAATTTTATAGAAATTGAAGCCAAAGAAGATATGAAGTCTTTTTGGGAAACTGTTAAATTAGCTCATGCAGATGATTTAATTGAAGATGATGACTTGATTTATTTTTTAGAAAATGATTACATGCATGTAGAAGGATGGGTAAGTAAAGTATTTGATTTATTCCAAGCATATAAAGGATTAGATTATGTATCTTTATATGATCATAACGATAAATATTTTCTACCAATGTATGAGGGTTTAACATCATTAATATTTCCAACTAAATCTCATCATTGGAGAACAACTCCATCAACATGCGGTTCTTTTATAGCAACTAAACAAAAAATTAAAGATGATTTTGATATATTATCCACAATGAGAGGTGATCATAATAAATGGTTATGGTTAAATGAAAATAGAGAAAGATTTGTATTCACACCTTTACCAGGCTTATCTACACACTGTATGGATGGTCTTTTATCACCAACAATTAATTGGGAAGAAATATGATCTCAGTAATAATACCAACATATAAAAATCCAGAAATGTTAGATTTATGTTTAGAATCTGCAATCAAAGGACAAACAAAAGAAAACCAAATAATAGTAGTAGTTGATGGTTTTTATGACTTAAATAAAGAAGTCTTAGAAAAATGGGAAGATAGTATAGAGATTCTAAATTTAGAAGAAAATGTAGGTTTATGTAGAGGAACTAATTTAGGTGTTTATAATGCTCAATATGAAGATATTTTAATTGTAAATGATGATAATGTTTTCCCACACCAATGGAATTTAAAGTTAGAACATTGGAAGCTTCAAGATAATCAAATGATTGTCCCTAATCAAATAGAGCCTAATCCATCTATATTTCCTCAATTTCATATAAAAGATTTTGGATCTGATGTTGAGTTATTTAATTTAAATGATTTTATTTCATATGAAAGTGCAATATCAAAAGATAAAATGGATATAGCAGGTTCAACATTACCCATTTATATGAAAAAATTAGATTATATAAGAATTGGGGGTTGGGATGAGAATTATGAATTAGGTATGGTAGCCGATTGGGATTTTTTTCTTAAATGTAACCTATCAGGAATAAGATCATCAAGAGTGTATAATTGTCATTTCTATCATTTTGCTTCAGTTTCAACAAATGGGGAAAAGAGACAACGTGCAGAACAAAATGGACATGATTATTCCCAATATAAGTGGGGAAGTTATATAAAACATAATTCTTCTACAAATTTAAAATATTTATAAAATGAACCTTCAATCCCCCAATATTATGGATAAAGAAACATATAGAGAAGTAACCCAAATTGAAATCACATATAATACTAAAAAAGATTTAGATGAATTAGCATCAAGTGATCAATTTAAATCATTTATATTAAAACGTACATTAGAAGAAATAGAATTTGCTTTAGAAAATGATTTGGAAAAGATAGAAATTTTTAATATATTTAATCTATCTTTAATAATAGAACTAGAACGGAAGAATTTTAAAAGTGTATTAAATAAAGTTATGAATTCATATGCTGAGGATGAAGATTTTGAAAAGTGTAACCAAATAAAACAATTAATAGAAAAAATATGACACAATACAAATACTATTCTTTATCAGATTCCTTAAAAGAACCAATGGGAAAAATTGAGGCCCAAAATTTAGAAAAAGCAATAAAAAAGGCAGCTGAAAAAAAACAATTAAGTATAAAAAACTTTTTAGAGTTATTTAAAATAGAAGAAGTATAAAATGTCAAAAAAAGAAATACATGATCCTTGGAGTGATGATTTAAAAAATCTATTTAATGGGATATTAGGATCTGAAATAAAACTCAAAGATAATATTGATGCTACTGAAGAAAAAGTATTTTGTTTATTTATTAAAAAGTTAGATGAAACTTTTGAAATGGAGAATAAAATATACGAAACCGCAGGGATAGATTTAAATAAAATAAATGATGGGTTGTGGTTTGTAGTTGAAAATAGTTTTAGATTTTTATACGGAGAAGATGCTACAGAATTGATAATGTGGTATGTACTTAATAGAACTGATGAAAATGGGGAAATAGAATATTTACAAGATGAAGATGGAAAAAAACATATTATTGATACTCCTCAAAAACTATTTAAACAAATAAAAGGAAGACATAGAACCGGAGGAGACTCACCAATTACATCTTTTTAAAAGGTTACATATAATTATAAGTTATGAATAAAGAAAATTTAATAATGATACCTTGCAAAAGTTGCAAGGAACCAATGCCAGAGTTAAGATTAACCAAATTTGGATATCATGTTTGTGTAAATTGTTCAACTACATCAGCATATAGAGCTATTAATACAACAAATGGGACAGGTGACCACACTTGGAATGAAATGCAAGTAGTCACCCAGGAACAATTTGATCAATACAATGGTCAAAAAGACGCAACCTCAGGTTTTGATAAAATTGAAGAAAATAAAGAAGAAAATAATTTACAAGGACCATTTACTATAATAAAAACAGATTAATGCCCAAACCAAAACCATTAACAAAAGAAATGATTTTGGCTGCTATGAATAAGACTAAGTCTAATAGAGCAGCGGCAAGGTATTTAAATGTTTCTTATCAACATTATAAAAAATGGGCTAAATTATATGAATCAAATAAAGAAGAATATAAATCTTTATTTGCTCAGCATTTAAATCAAGCAGGTGTAGGAATTCCTAAATTTTTAAATGGTGGTGGAAAAGAACCTCCTTTATTAGATATAATAGAAGGCAGAGTAGACGCATCTTCATTTTCACCAGAAAAAATAAAATATAGATTAGTTACTGATGGACACTTAGAAGAAAAATGTAATAGTTGTGGATTTCAAGAAAGAAGGGTATTAGACTATAAAATGCCTTTATTGTTACATTTTAAGGATAATAATAAAAAAAACTATAGAAAAGAGAATATTCAATTTCTTTGCTATAATTGTTACTATTTATCAATAGGTGATTTATTTACTAATAAACAAATTGAGGGTATTGAAGACCATAAACCAGTTAACCAGGGAGAAGTTGATTGGGAAGTAGATGAATATACTAAACAAAGATTAGAAGAACTTGGTTTAGGAGATATTAACGATGATGAATATGATATAATTTCAAGAGTATGAAGTATAGAAAGAAACATGATAAACTTATAAAAGATTATGATGCTCAAAAATCCAGACATCTAGAGAAATTAGCAAAAAAGATGTTAGATGAAGATGACAAAATGAATAAATTAAAACAAAAAAACATCAAAGGTGATTTTTTAGATAAATTTTAAAATGGCGTATTTAGTAAATATAGAAACACTTGATGATTTAAGTGAGATTTATTCTCAAGATTTATCAATCTCCCAAGCTATAGCTATGTCAATATTAGATAACCTAAATACAACACGAAGGTGGGTTCCTGCCTTAGAAATTTATATTTCAAATAGTGACAAAACATTTAATTACTCAGTAGATAGACAAAGTTTTATACCTGTACTTGAAAAATGTTTAAAAGTTCATGAAATAAAAGAAGATTATGAAACGTGTCATACAATAAATAAAGCAATACAAAAACTAAAAAAACAATAAAATGGTAAAAATGAAAAATGGGACTCCCTCGGTTAGTAAAAAGAAAAGACCAGGTATACATTCAAAATCAAAGTCTTCTAAATTAAAAAGTTCTAGAAATTATAAGAAAAAATATAGAGGTCAAGGAAAATGAAAAAATTAATTTGGGTTATATTAATATTTTCATTACATTCATGTACACAATATAAGAGATGGAAGTGCAACAGAATAGTTAAAAAATTAAATTATACCCAACCACACCAAAGTTATAGTGACAAACCAACAAAAAGAAGAGTATGGAAAGTAGTAGGACATACTCACCATCGTAGTTATTAATCAAAAATAAAAAATAAAGTTATGAGTAAAAATTCACCTAGACAAAATACTAGACAAATTGATATTTGGAGAGATTGGTTTATAAAAAGTTTTAGAAAACCTGTTAAACAGAACCCAAAATTTGGTAAAAGAAAATAAAGACTTCTGCATATACGCTTGGCTCCCGCAGGGAGCTTTCGTATATTTACCACGTAGTTATGAGTAGCACAAGTTGTGAAATAACCTCACTTATGAGAATAATAAGAAATTGCCTTAATAGAGTTGGCGTAATTTAAAATAAATTAGCTCTTATAATTAAAAAATAAAGGTTATGATTAGATATATAGCAAAATCCAAAAAAACAAGTAAATCACTATTACCAGGTAATTATGCAACTCCTGCAAATTTAATTAAAGCAGTTAAAGCAGCTGGGTATGGTCTTCAAGATTTAACAATTCAAACATTCCAAGAAATGGAATTAGAAGGTGCAGATGGTAGAAATACATCAAGAGGTAAGCAATTTTCATCTAGAAAAAATAAAAACCATACTAGATAAATAATGGCATTATTCAAATTTCAAAATTTAAACAAGCATGGTAATCTAAGAACTAGAATAGTTCATAGTCCTACCTCACAATTTTCATTTAATCCATCTGGTTATGGTAAATTTGTAAATGTACAAAGATTTTACTATGAAATGAAACACACATATTTAAGTGCTTCATTGTATACAGATGCTAATGGTGATAAATTTATATTACCATCAATGGAAAAGGTACATCCTGAAACAACATTAGATGATATTAAAAATATCAAACCAAAAGTTGTAAAACGAAAGGACCCAATTATAGAAACTAGTATGAGTAGCTCAAGTGATGTTGAATATATAACTAGATATTTCCCAGATTCAGGTAAGATATATTGTGATTGTCCTGGTACATGGAGAGCAAAAGATAGAAGATGTAAGCATATCAAAGCAATGGAATTAAAAGTTAAAAAGTGAAAAGAAAAGGTAGATATTATTGTGAAGAACAATCGTCTTTATATTGGGAAGTCTATAATGAGATGAATAATATAAAAACAAAAAATAAAGGAACCAAAAAAGGTAAAAGATGTGTAAAGTAAGTTGGTGTAATAAAAACGATAGGTTTTATTTAAATGGGAAACCAAAAACTTACTGCTCATTACATTATAAAAGAGCAGGAAATGCTAATAGCAGGCCTTGGTTATTTTATAAAGCAGAACGAATAGCAATGGGTAAATTAGAATGTGAACATTGTGAAGATAATTATATTGAAAAATATCCTGATATTGATGTTAATATTTTAAGCTCAGTAATGGATGTTGACCATATAAATTCAAAATTAAAAGGTACACAAGAAGGAGAACACCCCGATAATTATCAATTACTTTGTAAAACGTGTCATGCAATAAAATCCCATAAAGATGGAGATTATAAAAATAACAAATATAAAAATGGAAAGAGGTAGACCAAAAGAAAATATTGAAGTAAGAGAAAAATGGGTTGAAATACATCATGAAGTTCCAACTAAACCAGAATTAGGATGGACTTCAAAATGGCATTATGATAAAAGCAAAAACCAATTTGGGGCTTGGAAAGTAGATAATACACCTCCAAAAGGTTGGAAAGCACCAAAAATCAAAGCTGAAAAAGGTAAGGCATATGCTAAGCAACCTGTAGTAATGGTATTTAAAACATCTAATCGTTCAAATGCTAAAATAAAAATGAAAATATGGAAAAATGAAAATATTGACTACATATTAACAGCTGATAAATTACCAGGTGTACCTGAAAAGGCAGAAATATTAGATGTGGGGGTAGGTGCAAGTTTTATAGAAACTTACAAGAAAAAGCACAAAATATTTGGAGGAGCGAAATAGGGTTCGTATATTTACATCGTAAGTTAAAAAAATAAAGGTTATGATAAAAATAAATGATTTAGTAAGTGTTTTTCAGTTTGGAACTGATACATTTAAAGTTAAAAGAATTCAAGGTAATAATGTTTTAATTCAGGGTGCTAATAAAGCAACCACTACAGTTCATATTGATGATTGTATTAAAAAAACATTTAAAGTAATTGCGTAAATATTTGGCTACCTGAAATAGGGTTCGTATATTTACCGAGTAAGTTAAAAAAATAAAGGTTATGAAAAAAATGTTAGAATATATCAACAATAATATAATTGAATTTAGAGCAATTAGAGATTCTATATTATTAGTAGCAATGCTTTATGTAGCATGGTTAGGTTTTAAATTTATAATTTTAAATATAGCGTAATGTATAAGCAAGAAGTTGAAAATATAGTAAATGAGGTTTATCCATTAATAAAAGAATATTATGGTAAATCTAAATTTAATGGTGAAACACCTAAAGTAGATTATCATCATAGTATTTGGGCTCGTATTACAGGAATAAATGAAGCTGAAGGTGATTTTATGCCTGCAGCTGATTTTGAGCGTGAAACAAATACAATCTGGATTTATTACCCAGAAGCAATAAATGAAAAATGGGTTATTCAAACACTAATACATGAATACACTCATTACCTTCAAGATGGAGATGAAATGAAGAGATTATATGATGAAGAAGGGTATGAATATGATAATCACCCATTTGAATTAGAAGCAATAAAAAAAGAAGAAGATTGGTACAAATTTTAAATAAACAAAAACAAAAAATAAAAGTTATGAAGATGCAAAAATCGTATGTTACCCCAAAATGGATAAAAATTAAAGGAATTTATAAAGCAAATACTAATGGTTCAGATAAATATGGAACTAATTTCCCTATTAAGGGAGAATTAGATAATATGTCAATGGAATTTGTTGAAATGTTAGGAGTATTAACTCGTAAATTTGGTTGGGATTACATTATAGAAGATGTTTCTTTAGATTTATGGAAAGAAAGAATTTGGTCATTAATTGAAAACGCTGGTTTACTTCAAGATATAGCTTGGAAATTAGAAAAAGAGGATGAAGTTGAAGATTCTTTTTATAAAGATGAAGATGAATTTGAAATGGAGGATAGAGAACCTACATTAGAAGAATTAAATAACTTAAATTTAGCAATATGAATCCTCAAGAATTATATGATAAGTTAATTCAAATTGATTTATTATTAGAAGATAAGTATCCATCTTTAGCTAAAGAAGTATTGGAAGTATTAATTGAAGAAATAAAACATACATTATGAATTACATTTTAATATATTTTACAATAGGTTTTACTATTACATTTTTGGTAGAATTTTTAACACAAGCTAAAGAATTTGTAGAAGATGAAAAATCAACTAATTTTGATTGGTTTGATAGAGTATTTAATATAACTTTATGGCCTATTACAATTATGCTATTTATTAAAAATTTAAAAGATTTATTTAAATGAATTTAGTATACGGGATATTGTTTATGATGGCAGGTCATATTTTAGCCTGGTTTCAATTAAATAGCCAGTTTAAGTGGGATTGGGCTAAAGAACATGAATGGATAATGGCTGTAATAGGGATACCATGTTCTTATTTTTTTATATGGGCTACTAAATATACAGTACTTGGTCTAGATGGCTTATTATGGCCTGCAAGATTTGTTGGATTTGGGATTGGAATGGTGGTTTATGCCTTACTAGTCAATCATTTTTTTAGCGAAGGCATTACTACTAAAACATTTATATCATTATCACTAGCATTAATATTAATTTGCATCCAAGTATTATGGAAATAAAGTTTATAAATCATGGAGATGAATTATGGGTCTTAAAAAGAAAATTTAAGAAAGACCGTTTTCTTGATATGGATTGGGTAAAAAAATATAGGGATTGGATTAATTGCGATCATGTATTACAAGATAATACCCACTATTTATTTGTTAATTCAGTTCCCACCATTGAGTTTGAGGAAATTGCGTAAATATTTGGTTACCTGAAATATTGTTCGTATATTTACATCGTAAGTTAAAAAAATAAAGGTTATGAAAGATTTTAAAAAAACAATATTAGCATTAATAGTATTAGTAATAGTATTATGTCTACATCCATCATGTACAAAACAAACAATTTATGCCACTGCGTGTAATGGCAATTGTGATACAGAATTTGAAGTTGTCTATCAGGGGTTACCACTCCAAAGTATAAATGGATATTATGAAATTAAATGGGATGGATTAAATTATTTCCAAATTAAAGGACAACTATCAGAATTAAATGATGAATATGTAATAAATGGGGTTCCATTAGTTGAAGTTAAATATGATTCAGATTATTGGATACTTACTGATTCAATCCAATTCCAAACCCCAATGTATTCTTATCTAGGTTGGTTTAATGATGCAACATTCAATACACCAATTACTTTTGATAATTATACTTATACAATTGGCAATATTTTAAACCAACATTCTCCATTAAATGTAGTAGGATATCAATATCCAAAAAACTTGTGTGTTGATTGCCCCTATACTGAATCTTTACTAGGATCTTATTCAAAATATAACTATAAACCAACACAAAACATTTTACTTGATAATGAAATGATTGGAGATACCATAAATATATTTATAGAAACTGAATTTAATACAGATATAGGTGAAAGTGAAACCGTTACTAATCAAATAAAAGTTATAGTAATATGAGAACCGCATTAGTTTGGTTTTTACTTGCTGTTGTACCTATACTAGGTTCATTAATTGATTATCATAAAAATGAAAGACCTAAGAAAAAGCAACAAATATTGCTAGAAATTAATACTAATGACACATTAAATATAAAAAATAATGGAAAAGACAGGATTAACAGATAAACCAGAATATTTATTTAACACCAGCGCTAACCTAGAAGTATATTTAGTCGGATGTAAAAGATGGCATCGAGTAACATGCAACGATTTTAAATCATGGGATGGTAAAAGACGTATCAACGAAGAAACCTATGAAGGCCCATTATATGCTTACGGAACTAATCGAAGAGTATTAGCAGAAGGCAGAAATGGTATAGTTGAATCTGAAGTAACTGAAGCTAGAAAGAAAATTTCACAAAAAATTAGAGGTAGTAGCGAATTAAATTATCAAGATAAAAATTAAATTCCAGTTATCTAACTCAAATCTTATATATTTATAACAATAAACATAATAAAAATGGATAATTTCGATTTTAAAAAATATTTAGCTGAAGGTAAGCTATTAAATGAAAATGAATATGATGATGAAGACATTGTAATATACGATGGAGAAGAGCATATAATTATGAGTCGTGATGGAAATATGATTTACATTAGACCATTAGAAGATTCTGCTATACTAGGTAAAAGAGATGTAATAAAAGTACCTGCAAGAGCTTTAGCATACAAATCAGATTTAGATAAAATGTATGATGAGTATAAGCCTAAAGATGAATTAGATGAAGACATGAATGATCCTGTTTTAATGAAAGCAAGAGCAGCTAAAATGGCTGATGAAAAAGAAATGGCTAGACAAGCAGCATTAGATAAAAAATATGGTTCCAATTTTATGGATAAATTAGATGCTGAAATAGGTTTAAAAAATGAACTTCAAGATCTAAAAGATGAAAGAGCTCAACTAATGATAGATATGGAGCAAGAAGCAGAACCTGAAGGTGGGGAAATAGCAGATGACTATGGTTCTAGACTTAATGATATTGATTCTAGAAGGGAATTAATTCAAAAAGATATTGATGATTTAAGAATGTATGAATCAGTAAATGAAGTAGATGAAAAATGGGATAAGATTGCAAGAGATGAGTATGACAAACCTTGGATGGAATTAAGTATTGCCCAAAAGCAAGAGATGCTAAGTTATGCGAATAGAGAGACAGAAAAAGAATTTGAAACGGACTACGCAAAACGTAGAAGAGAAACATCTGATTATATGAATGAAGAATTTAAAATTGGAGATAAAGTTACTTTTAAATCTGGTGGTGATGATATGGAAATAATTGATGTTAGAGATATGTTTGCTTCTGATTTAAAAGCTTATAGAGTTAAAAATGCAGATGGTGAAACATTTGAATATTCTGAAGATCAATTACAATTAACTGAAGATGAAGAATTTGAATATAAAGCTCCTAAAGATACAGATAAAGATGATATTAAAGTAGATCCTGATACTGAATTTAAAATTGATTTAAAACATTTAATTCAAAAACATAAAATAAAGGAAGAATCATTTGATCTTGATGTTACAGATTCAGGTAATCCAGAAACAATAGGAGATGAATCAATTGAAAGGGAATCAGCATCACCTGCATTTGAAACTAAATTAACAAGAATATACAAATCAATTAAATAAATAAAAATGAGTGAATTTAATTATAAAGACTTCCTAAAAAAAGGAACTTTAATAGAAGATAAAATGCGTCCCAAAGATCTGGAGTTTGAAAAAGCTAAAGAAGCAGAACGTTTAGAAAATCACCCAGAAAAAGATAAAATTAAAGATATCAAGGCTATGATGGATAGAGAAAGAGAAGACCAATCAAAATCTTCATCTTTAATAGGAAGAATGGGTGATAGATCATTAAAAGAAGATACAGACATACTAGAATCTCAATTTGATGACTTATATCAAGTAGTTAGAAACATCCACCATGTAGGTGAATTTGAAGATATTAAAGAAGCAGCAGAAGAAGCTCTACAAAGGATAGGTGAAGAATTTGGTGTTAATTTCGAATACGGAAGAGATTAATAAACATATTAACACCCCCCTAGAAAATAGAATAGAAGGTATGAAAAGTTAAATTAAAGACTTCCACAAAAATACTAGGCTCCTCAAGGGAGCCTTCGTATATTTACGACGTAAATAAATAAATAAAGGTTATGACAAATAAAGTAAAATCAAATATCCAAAATAGATTGGATATAATATATAATAAAATGTTTCACCATGCCTCAACATCAGGCACAGTTATTTATTGTGGTCTTTGTAAGAATACTAAAATAAGTTATGGTAAAGAATGTTTAATTTGTAAATAAAAAGGATGAAAAATCAAAAAAGATACGCTGTTGTAATAGATACATATGTTTATGCTGAAAATGATTATATGGCTAGACAAATGGCTCATAGTATTAAAAGGGATATGGATGGGGATCATTCGAGAGTAATTGAAATTTTTGAATGTCCTTTTGCAAATTTACAAACTAGAAAATTAAAAAATATAACTGAACCAACTAAAAAAATAGAAGGTCTATTTACCCAAATGGGTATGAATGAAGTTGAATTACCATTTTAAATTATAAATTATGATAAGAAGTATAGTACTCACTGGGGTATCAGCATTATGTATAATGTTAGGTGCTAATAAAAATAAAACAGATTTATTAAAAATATATCATGATCTTCCACAAAAAATTAATGTTGAAGAACCTAAGATTAATAAAGACTTAAGGTTAATTAACGCTTTAATTCAAGTAGAAAGCAATGGAAATGATAGTTGTATTGGAGATAGACATTTAATAATTCCATCTGTGGGGTGTTTACAGATTCGTCCTATTATGGTGCGAGAAGTTAACCGTATACTAGCGATATTAGGCGATAATACGCAATACAAAAATAAGGACAGATACAGCCATAAGAAATCTATTGAAATGTTTTTAATATGGAAGAATTTTCACCATAAAGATCATAGTAATGAGATAATTGCTCGTTCATGGAATGGAGGACCTAAAGGTCCTTTAAGAAAAAGAACAATCCATTATTGGTATAAAGTTCAAAAAGAACTTTCAAAAAATAGTAAGGATAGTTTGGATATTTAAATAATAGTTCGTATATTAAAATAAAAGTTATAAAAAACCAGTTATATGAGAAATAAAACAAGATTACCCCAATTTCACTCCAATTTTCATTATGTTAAGATTAATGGAGAAGCACAATTAATAGAATCTCCTTACTATGACCAGAAAGAATTATGTAAGGATTTAGGTTATACTTCTATGAGTTTTTCATGGAGAATTACCAATAGAGATTTATATAAGCAAGCAAAAATCTCATTTGATGAGATAGCTTTACATAAACATACAGGTCAAAGATTAATGAAATATAGATCTATTAGGAAAAGATTTAAAGACCTTCAAAAACTTGGATATTTCCCAACATTAGAAAATATAAATGAAAATAAAACAGTTAAAACAAAATAAGAGTTATGGATATAGATTTTAAGAAAATAGTGCTTGATTATTTGAATACAGAAATGTATCATGATATGAATGATTGGGATAAGGCAGATGTTAAAGCGTATACAGAATCAACAGCGGATGGTTATGAGTTGTTTATTGTTACTTTTGATGATCAGCATCCTTCTATAAATGAGGATGTGCATTATTATGATTCAGATGTTGCGGATCGCGTAATGGAGAATTTAGAACAGGGGTATTCAGTTTATATTGATGAGTATTTGTATGATGATGTCTATTTGGATGATCAGTTTGAGGAGTATTTTGCCTCTAATGTGGAGAGTATTATTTCAGATGATCCAGAGTTGTTTACTAAAGAAGAATTGGCGTTTGTTAAATCAGAATATGGTATAGATGAAGATGAAGAAACAGAAGAGTAATTGGTGGGTATTTTGGGATAATGTTAATATACCATTACTGAAAAAAATTAAACGTATTAAACGTAAAAAACCAAGTGTATGGGATCTCAAGTAATGGAAATTGTAGTGTGGGTATTTTCAATTGTTATTATTAGTACCTTTTTAGGAATGATATTTCAAGTATTGAGAGGTTGGTTTCATGGTTATATGGATAGATGGGAAAATAAATATTTGACTAATGATAACCCAGTTGATGAAAATGATTGGGCTAATGATCCCGATGTGTTAGATTTTTTGGAACGTGCAGATGAGCAAGGACCATGGTCAGAGGAAGATGATAAGATTTATACTGTTGGTGGATTAACAGCTGATAAAGATCAAGATTTTAAGAAGTTTATTAATAAAATTGAGGGGGATTATTTAGAAAATAATGACGTTGAGAAAAAAGAGTAAAATACCATATATTAGAAGACAACAACATACCAAGTATGTTGAGCAGTGTGCTGTGGAGCAGCGTAGTAAAATAATTAACACAGCACTTATGTTTGGTATGGTAAATAATATTGATCGTGAGTTATTTCTGAAATATAATGATTATTTAACTAAATTAAAACAAAAATAGTATGCAAAGAAGGTTTATAATGGTAACAATAATATTGGCTATGGCTAGTATTACTTGGTTGTTCGGAAAGAATAAGGCGTTAACTCAATTATTAGAGAATAGTAAGACACAAGACGCTACACACGTAGATAAAATATTTGATTTAGAGCAGGAAAATGCTGATTTAATGGAATATATTATGACATTGGAAACGGATAATTCAATATTATTATCATGTTGCAGTAATGGTGGTTTAAATGCTGATACTACTTTAATAAATTAAGTTATGTTTAAGATTACTAATGTAGATAATGGTAAAACGTTTACACATCATACTAAAATGGGTGTGGTACAAGATGAGACTATATTATTTCGTTATGGGGTTCCGTTTGTGGTTGAAGAAATTGGTGAGGAGAATTCAATGGATGATTTTGGGTTTAAATCTAAATTTTAAAAAAGAAAAAATGGAAAATGGATGTTATGTTATATCAAGGGATCAAGTTAATCTTGATTTAAATATTGTTGAGTGTAAAAATGAGACTGTAGCTAAACAGTTAATTAATGAGAATAGAAAACGTTATGTTGATTCTATACATTTAACATTAAATGATTTAGAAAAATTAAACAATACAATTAAACGGGAACAAATATTATCTTCACTTTGATAATTGTAATGAAAAATACAATTGACTACCTTATTTCCAGTCAAAGGGCTCAAGATTTAGATAGATTAATGGGGTCTAATTTAGATTGGCAACATGGTGAAACTAAAACAGGTACACAATATTATAGATTATATGGACATGAGTAAAATAAAATGGTCAGGATATAAATGGCAAACGAGAGAAAGATGGGGAGACATACACCCAGACAAAGCTTATGTATGGTATGATCCAAAATGTGTTAAGGTTGATAATTGGGGGTATGCTCATTTAGAAACCCATTATAATCCACGAGTATTTCCTAATATTGGAGAATCTAAATATGGGGTAGGTTTATTATCAAGTGTTGATGATTTTGATTATGGGTATTTTGAAATAGAAGCTAAATTACCATCTGCTAAAAAAATATGGCCTGCTTTTTGGTTATGGGCATCTGATAGTTGGCCACCTGAGATTGATATCTTTGAGGGTTATACAAATGATGATAATTCTTACTTAAACCCTTCAATAAAAACACCACTAGGGTTTTGGAATGTTGTACCTAATTTTCATTATAATCAGCAAGGAGTTATTAAATCAACTGGAACTAAACAAAAGTATTGGGGATTTAAAGATCCATCAAAACATTTTATTAAATACAGTTGTTTATGGACTCCAGATTTAATAGAAATAAAATATGATGGATATCTAATTAAAAGAATAACTGATAAAAGTTTATTAAAGTATTTTACTGGGATGAAAATGAGAGTGATCATTAATAACCATTTATATGGAGAGCCTACTAATAAATCAGACCACTATAGTGATTTTGTAGTTAAATACTTTAAATACGACAAATTAAAGTAATGGCGCAAATGCTTGGAGAAGCAAAAAATCGTTCGTATATTCACATCGTAAGTTAAAAAAATAAAAGTTATGAATAAAATAGAAAAAATACAAAATCAAGTTACTATAAATTGGAATAGTAAATCATCATATGATTCAGAATTAATGTTTAATGTTAACTCAAATAATCCAGTTATCACTGTGGATGAATACTTTGAAATGAATAACCTTCATGCGGAGTTTGAAGAAGGTTGTGAGAAATTAGGTTATAAATTACCTTATAATAAATAAAAGTAATTGCGCAAATGCTTGGAGAAGCAAAAAAGCGTTCGTATATTCACCACGTAGTTAAGGTTAATAATAATAAAAATAAAGGTTATGTTAAAAATAAAAAATAAAAATAAATTAGTTGGAGGTTTAGAAGTTAAAAGATTTACTCCAAAATTAGTAAAAATGGATAACTTATCATTCGATAAGAATTTATTCGTTCCTATGAAAACAGGTAAAAAAATAGATTCATTATTAAGTAGCGAAGGTGGATTAATGAAAGGTACAAATTTTGCATTTGTAGGTGATCCAGGAGTTGGTAAATCAACAGTTATGCTTGATGTATTAGCTGATTTACAAGCAAATGGTCAAAAATGTTTATTTATATCTGGTGAAATGACAAGCATAGATATGTTTGGATATGTAAAAAGATTTCCAAAGTTTGGTCAATTAGATATATTATTTTTAGGTGATTACATAGAAAATGATCCAATAGTAATATTAAAGAGTGTATTAGCTCAAGGGTTTGATGTTGTTCTTATAGATAGTATGGCTGAAGTTTGTACAAATATAGTAGATTTTCATGGTGGTACATTTAAAAATGCTGAAAGCCAAGTATTAAATTTACTTGAAAAGCATAACAAAGCTGAGAATATAGCTAAAAAGAATACTTCATTCATGATAATACAACAAGTTACTAAAGGTGGTGAGTTTGCAGGTTCAAACAGATTCAAGCATATGCTAACTGGAATGGGCCATATGAAATTCGTTGAAGATAGTAGATGTTTATTTTTTAGTAAAAATAGAAGAGGTGGTGAAATGAATAAATTACATTTTAGCCTTAACCAGAAAAACCATGTTGGATGGTTATTTACTGAAGCAATGAATGCTGAATAAAATATTAACTACACATAACCAACCCTCATTCTCCAAGCGCGCAAGCGCTTTTGGGGGCCGAAAAATAAAAGTTATGGAAGAAGTAGAAACAATTACAGACGAAATAGTAAATGCAAGTTATACAAATGCATTTGATTTACTAATAGGCAATACAGATTTTGATACATTATCAGATCAGGATGAATTTTATTTACCTAAGGATTATGATAATGTAGATACAGTACTCCAATATTTTGAAGAAATAGAGGATTATGATAAATGTATTCAAATAAGAGATAGAAAATGATAGAATTAATAGAACAATTATACCAAAATAATGAAATTAGTGAGGAAGTAAAAAACAAATTAATAGCTAAACATTATGATTAGAGAAAAACATCCTCAAAAAGAAATAGTAATAGATCTAACAGGCCCAGAGGGTAATGCTTATGCATTGATGGGTTATGCTAGAAGATTTTCTAAGCAATTAGGATTAGACTCAGTTAAGATTATTGACGAAATGACTAATGGGGATTATGAACATCTATTGAAAGTGTTTGATAATTACTTTGGTTCATTTGTAATACTAGAAAGATGAAATTGTTAATGTTTTATATAGCAAAATGGTCAATATGTTTTTTAATAGCATATTATTTCAATGTACCCGAATATGTTTGTATAATATTAAATAAATAAAAATATGAAAAAAACGATTAATATATTAATACTAATAGTATTATTAGGAAGTTATAATAAAATAAATAGTCAAATGTCCAATAATGAACTTCCAACAGACCTTAAAATAAACTCTACAGAAATCAAACCCAATAAATTAAAGTCTAAAAGTAAAAATATACATATAAGTTCTCAATGTATGATAGGTGGGGGAGCAATGATTGCAGCTAGTATAATATCAATGTCTACTAATAATAATGGAAATAATTGGTCCGAACCTGGAATAGCAAAACATATTACTCCAGATAGAATGGCATTAGGAATAGGATTATCAATATTTTCTTATGGAATAATAATTAAATTTTAATATGAGCAAAACAAAACGTAATATAGAAGAAGAATTAAAAAAAGGTAACGATATGCTTCACCCTGAAAATAGTAAACTTGATGATGATTATGAATATGAAAAATGGTGTCATTACTCAGGAATGCCATCACCTAAAGCATATGAAAAACAATCCAATGAGAAAGATAATTAGATTTTTAAGTATATTAATGGCAGGTTTAATGTCATGGTTTTCACCTGTTCAAATGGCTAATGCAGGTATGTGTTGTGCTTCATGTGTATTAAAAAATGAAGAAGAAGATAAAATTGAGTATGTTGAACAAATAAATGATGAAGGTGAATAGTAAGAAAGTATTAATAAGCGGTATAGGTTGGTGTTATGAAGTAACTACTGAGTTAAAAGACAAGTTAATAAAGAAAAATATGAATTCTCCTAAAGATGACGAAGAAACTGACAACCCCTATGGGGATGTTTTTGAATATTAGTGGCTAAATATTTGGATACCTGAAATAGGGTTCGTATATTTACGGCATAAATAAATAAAAATGAAGGTTATGACAGTATTAAGATTTTTTAAAGATGGTTTAACAGGTGATGAATGTGCTATTGCTTGGAATGGTACAGAAGAAATTTGTATTACAGAAGCTCAAGCATATGATATATTAGCTGAAGAGCAAGCTCAACAAAATTCATACGAAAACGGTTTACTTTTCCATTAAAATATTTGGAGAAGCGAGGAAGCGTTCGTATATTTATGGTATAAATAAAAAATAAAGGTTATGATTAAAGCAATTCAAAGAAGTAGTAAAGATTATATGGGGTTTACGTGGTTTGAAATTTATAAAAATAATAAAACTACAGGTAATTCATTAAATGCTCTAGATAAGGAGCATGCAATTAGAATGTATAATCAATCGAAAAAATAAAGGTTATGAAATTAAAATACAGCAAATTAGTAGAAATAAAAGAATTATATGGTTACGATGATTTCCAGATTGAAGCAAGATATGATAAATTCGACGGTGAAGAATATATTATGTTAAGATTTGGATACTGGGCTAAAGTTAATGTCTCAGAGTTAAATGGTTTATTTTTATCTACTCCTTACGAAGTTGAAGAAAATGAAATTGAAGATGAGGATACAGGTTGGAAATACAGTTACCATATTAAAAATAAATAAGGGTTATGACAGAATTAAATGGTTTTATTGAGCAAATGCGTAGCACAAGTAGTGCTAATGATAAGGTAGAAATTATAAAAAATAGTAGTGATTTCATTCATAAAATATTAGAATACACTTATAATCCATTTAAACAATACTATGTTACAGGTAAAACGTGTATTAAAAATAGCCATTTAAAAGCTGAAAACGTTAAAAATATATTTGAGGTATTAAATAGATTAAATAAAAGAGTTGTAACCGGTCATGATGCAATAGCATTAGTAAATGGTTATGATGATAAATTAATTTACAAGATTATTGATAAAGATTTAGGTATTAGAGCTGGAGCTAAAGTAATAAATAAAGCAATAGCAGGATTAATACCTA